ATAAAACATCACCGTTTTCATTAATACTATAATGACCTTCGTATCCTTTTATCCAAGTTATTTTATCCATATTATTTAGCTCTTTTTACTAAAGATTGAACCCAAACATGCCTGCAATATGGCACATTTACATCCATATTCGGGTCATGATACCATCCACCTCTCATTTGAAAGGCATCATAATTAGGTATGTCATACAACTGCCCTAAATCCCTGCTAATATTGTCTATATCCTCCCTGCTAAAATAGCGAGGGTTGCTTATCATTGCCCTGCAAAAATCCCTTGATTTTCCACCGGGTTTCAATGCAGGTGCATCTGGTCTTAATTCATACCTATATCGGATGAACAATTCCTCGAAGTCAGGAACTTTTTTTTTATCTCCTTTATTTGTCAGACTTATGCCCTTGTCTGATAGCTTTATTAAACCTTCAGCAGTCAGGGTTTCAAGTGCATCATCAATCTTTGTTTTATCCGTGTCAAATATATTAACCAAATCTTCTGCCGTTACATCGGGAGTCTTTTTGATAATATCCAAAACACCTTCTTCCAACTTAGATAAAAATTCTTGCCTTGATGCAATAAACTTTTTTGTCTTTACAGATACAAAGTTTTCAATAGGCTCACCATACTTGGAAAATACAGAATAATCCAACTCATCATTTTGCTTTTTTGGTTCTGAATTAGAAAATCCAGATGGTGCAGGTGCGCTATTTGGTAACACATCACCCCCTGCAAGTGGTGGTTTATTTACGATTGCCCTTATATCATTAACTGTGAGTGAAGTCAACACCTTATTCGCTACAATCGGACTCAATGAGTTCAATGAATCTGTTATGTCTTTGTTTACATTAGTAGATATATCCAAAGGTTTGCGACCTATAATCTCACGCATTTCATCTTTGGTTAAGATTTCACTTAATACTGTTTCATTAAATGAAGGCATAACTGGCTCAACTTTCTTAATCTGTAACTTGCCTTTAACAGGTGCAAAAATGTTATAAATCTTTTCCTGTATTTCCTGTTTTGGCGAAATATATTTGTTTTGAAATAAATGGAACGCATCAATCATTTCATTCCTACCACCCAACTGACCTTCTACTCGCACACCGAAAAGCATAGGAGACACCACCTTATGACCTACAAATATTTCCTCTTGTATTGTTTTGTTTAATGCCTCATATCGCTTGTCAAAGTCATCGCCATTTAATGTGATTACATCTGGCACTCGGTTAGGGTCATCAACAAAGTCAACAACCATACTTCCTGCTGAATCTGTATTGGTAAATTTGGCCTTTAATTGCCTTTCAGTTTTCTTCATCTCATCTGAAGAAGGCACTCCGTTCTTAAATACAATCATCTTCGAACCCTTAAATCCGTTCTGAATCTCGGCCCTATGGAAGTTAGCAATTTCCGCATCGGTTATGATTGCAGGAACTGCACCAATATATTCGGGCAAAGTGTAAGTCTTTAAACCCGGCCTGTAAGACTTGTAATAAAATATGTAAACTTTCTGCTTTTTGCTTGGGTCATACGCAGGCAATGTTTCATATTCATCAGGTTTAAGATTTGCCTTGTATGTGCCATCAGTATTCACCCAAAAATCAGAAATATAAAACTCTGAGTTATGCTCGTTGCTTCTTACCCTGCTATAATCAACGTGGTAAAGTTCAGCTAACTGCCCTGTTTTATCGCATACACCTTTAAGATAAAATCCACCATAAAGAAGTTCATCCAATGCAGTTTTAGAAAGCAAATCATTGAGTGTTTCATAAGGATTAGGGTTGTCAATAAATGCCCTTAACTTAGCTTCATTCTCTCCTTCAATCCCTGTGGCATCAAATGTCCATCCCTGCCCCGTTATGTATAATTGTTTATCGGTGCAAATAGCATTGTGCTTTGCCGACCTATTAAACAAGGTTGTAAGGAATTGCGGATAGTCATTGTTCTCTCCATAAAAAACCCACTTTTGTTGCGAGCCTTTGCGTGGCTCTACAAATGCAGGAACTTTATTGTTTTCAAATTCTATTTTTATTAGGTTCATTATCCTACTATTTTAAACCAGATTGTAATGTCAGCATCAGTATCTGCATTATGTCCAGTGAGTTGAAGGTTTGCTATATGGAATGTAACTTGATTTGCAGTTGTTTGATAATACATAACAACAGGTGCGCCTGAGCCTGAGTATTTAATCTCAAAATCTATAACAGAATTGTTAGTTATATTAGTATTGTTAAGAGTAAAATTAGCAAGGCTATTTTTCACAACAGATTGAGTAAATGTGCAAACTCCACTTGTCGTGTTCAATGTAACTGAACTTACACCACTCGCAGTATTAGCAGTATTTAATATACTTTCCTTTGTTGCCCATTTATGAAAGTTCTCTAACTTTAATGGAGTTATGATTCTCGCATCATCTGTGCCTGCATCCGCTTCACCTTGTGTGGCTATCTCAGCAAGTCCTGCAAGTGATTCACTCGCAACAACTGAAGCAAGTCCAGCAGGTGTTACTGCTCTCGTTGTATCGCTTCCTGCTTGTGTTTCTGCATTAGTTGCTAACTCAACAACTCCTTTTGCACTTGTGGATGCCGTCAAATAACCCTGCAAAAAAGTTGAAATCTTGGCAAGTGTTGTCTTGAATGTTGTCGAGCCTTGCACCATCGGAAACATATCTCCGCTTGCATTGGCTGCAACTAATGTTAATTCGCTTATTCTTTTATCGCTGCTCATAGTTGTATTAAATATCCATCTTCTTGTAAGATGTACGCATCATCTTCTTGTACTAAATAATCAAACTCAATCGGCTCGTATGCAACTGCCGTGTCATCATCTGGCTCATAGTTGATTATTGCATCTGCCTCTGGTAATACCCAAACCAAACCATTCTCAACTTGACCTACAATGTAAGGGACTGCCTCCTCTGCATTGGATAAGCCCGATGTATTGGCAAGGTTTGTTTCGTAAACATAGTAATTATAAAACCCCTCATTGCCTAACTCTATTTCGGCATTCAATGTATTCGTTCCTGATGCTATAACAAACCGATTGTATCTTTATTTATATTGGCTCGTATCATTAGCAATGAAATAATAGTCAACATTGGTCTGCTGATTATTGAACTGGAACAGATAAATAGGGTTTGTTAACGTGCTATTCTCTGTCAAAGTCAATGTTAGTGTATTGCTTTGGCCTTTTGTGAACTGAATCATCAATTATAAATAGCAAAAGTACAATTTATTGCATAAAAAAAGGAGGCTGAAGCCTCCCTCTTTCTCAACAACCCCTTATATTTATGAAAGCAATCCGCTTATTATTGAGCTGCTCACCTCGTTAGCAAGGTTTTTCTCCATGCCTGAGAGTGTCAAAGTGTAACCTTGAAACTCATTCATGGCTTGTCCAGAGTTAGCGTTTCCGCCTGTTACCTCCAAGCCATTATCTTTACCGAATAACCAATAGCTGCCGTCTTTTGTTTCAACAATTACAGACAATCTGTTTTTAATCAGGTTCTGTAATGTAGCCTGTGTTTCGTATTTTAACTTCACAAAGTTAGCAGTCAGAGTTTGCTCATAAGCAACTGTTCCAACTGTTGCATCACTTTGGATAGCTTGTGTAAAGTTATTCTGTCCACGAGGCTCTAACTCATAAACAAAGAATTTCTTACCTGCTGCCTTAGTTATGCTTGTTACAAAACCACTTGCATTCTCGGTTACGGCAGTTACGTTTGCCAGTTCGGTTACATAGATTTTTTTAATACCACCAACTGTATCTTTACAATCGAGGCTATATCCTGATACTATTGCACATGCCATATTTTTAAAATTATTAAAGGGGAGGTGTTACCCTCCCCAAATGATTACCAAGTAAATTTAACTATTTCAGAAGTTTGTGAAATCTGAACACCCATTTTGAATTTCAAGCGAATCATCACTTGGTCATAATCTTCAGAGTACCATGCTTTCACTTCTTCATCTTCACCTTCCAAATCAACACCTAAGAACATATTTGAAGTTCTCAAAGCGTATGCTGCTTTTTGACCATTCAATCCTGGTACTGGAATTACACCTACATTAGTTCCGTGTAATTTGTATTCACCAAGTGAATTATCAGTAGGCATGAAGTGGAACAGGTTAGCATTAGTTAATGCAGTTATGTACAAACGGCTGATGTCCTCACCGATAAATATCTTCAAGTCAGGCTTGTTGATAATATCCACAGGGATAGCAGCGTAAATAGCTTGCATTACGTCAATTACATTAGCAGCAGTTACGGCAGTTACAGG